AGTAGATAACCCATAAAATTATCTACTATTCCAAATAACTTATAAAAAAAATTATCCATTATATTTTAAAACCTTTTTGCCATGATCTAACTGCCCAATATACAGGAGTTGTATTTAATTGTTTTCCTGATCTTTTAGCCTTTGCAAGTATTGGCCTAAATCTTGCCATAAATGATCTTTTTCTAGCTGGGATATTCTTTTTAATTGATAGCTTTTTATCTCCAAAATTAACTTTAACAACTCTGCCTGTCTTTCTATTTTTTACAAAGACTTTAAATTTCTTAACATCTCCACGCATAGGTTTGTTAAGTTTCACAGTTTTATTTTTATATTTGGCCATGTGGCATAAATATCACATAAGGTTTTAAATTTATAGTTTTATATTTTATTTTCCTTGTCCACGATATTTACCTTTGCCTTGCTGTCTGCGTTTATGTTTGTTAAGTGTAGAGGTTATAGGTCGTCTGCCAATAGATGTGCCTTTTTCTGTTTTAGTGTAGTTAATAACTGCACCAAATACATTACCTTTACTTTTTGCCATCTTCTATTTCATCAGGCTTAGCATTTATAATTAATGGTAAAGGCTCATTAAAGTTTGTTTGTTCTATTTTATCTCTTTGATCTAAATGTTGTTTTCCTAACCATATCTGCATAACTACATTTCCGCTTAACGCTTTTTCGAACTGTGCTCTCCTTAAACTAATTCTGCCCATCTCTCGTCCCTTTTTTATAAGGTGGACATAATGCCTTTGTAAAGTCTTTGTAGAAACCTCACAAAATTCTGCAATCTCCTCAAAAGTACAATGTAATTGTGCTAATTTCTTTACTGCTTCCTCATCTACTTTTTTCATTGGTCTTGCCATATAGCTTATTATGTCCTTTTTTAATTTTATTTCAAGTGTGGAGCGTAGGGGTAGGAATCGCACCTCCTATCTAAGTGGGGGTACCACCTAGCCTTTCTAAAGCCTACGCAATATATTCTTTTAATTCTCCATTTATTATATTTTTTAATGATTTATCAAATAAATAAATATACTTATATTTTTTCATATTTACTTTAGTAAATTCATCTCTATTAAAATCTGAATCTTCTCTATTCTTTTGATTAATAGTTCTAGAATGATAAAATTTTCCATCTTGAGTAAAATGTGTAGCACCTTTAGTTTCTCCTAAATATAACCAATTCATAGCTTGATATATTTTACCTTTATGATTTTGCATAGGGTCAGCATAACTAATTACAGCTTTTATATTAGGAAAATCTTTTCTTAACTTTTTCATACAAAATGAAACTATCTTAGATACAGGGTTTTTATGAGTATTTAAAGCAACTCTAACTAATTCACATACTTCATAAGGTGTAAGATTAACTACTTTAGACATATTAGGATTAGCACCAGAACCGAATAAAACCGAGCCTATAAATTCTTTATCTTCCCACACTCCAAATCTAACTAATTTTCCAGATGGCATGGCTTTAGAATAATGATAATTTAATACTGCATATTTAGAAGCTTCATAACTGCAATAGTCTATAAATAATCCTTTATCCATTTATAACTTGGCCACATTCAGGACATATTTCTTTAGTGTCTTGATCTAGCTTTCCTTGATCATCTTTATCTGTAGGTTCAAATAAATCTTTATCTAACATAATATCTTTAAGTTCTAAGGCATCAAATCCTGTTAAATCTAAATCAAACTTATCGTCTTTTAAAACTTGCAACTCGGACATAAGTAATTGCTTATCCCATTTAGATTCAGCACCTGATCTATTGTCCATAATTCTATAGGCTACTGCCTTATTTTTGTCGAATTCTTTTTTAATTACGAAAGCTTTAGTTTTATTAAGTTGTTTTAATGCTTTCCACCTAGTATGACCTACAACTATAACATTATTCTGATCTACTACGATAGGTTGATTATTTCCAAATTCTGATATAGAATTTTTAACTTTTTTAACTGCTTCTTGTGATATTTCTCTAGGATTATCTTTATAAGGTTTAATCTCATGAATATCCATTTCAATTATTTCCATTATTTAACCTCTATAAGTTTAGTTAATAGTTTCCAAAGATTAGGATTTTGTCTAAAAATTTTTTCATATCCATCTCCTACAGCTTGTGCAATAGGTTCTTCTCCTCTATTATTTACATTAATTCCAGCAAAATAGATTATAATATGAAATAACTCATGCATTATAGTATTAAATAATTTTAAACCTTTTATTCGTTTATCAATCACAAGTAAGTTTTTATCAGTTTCAAAATAACCATAAAGATTTTCGAGAATTTCAAATTTAACATTAATATTTTTTCTTCCATATTTAATGTTTTGTAAATTCATCTTTAGTTAATGTTGCTCTAAGATATTCTAATTGCATTTTAAGTTGTCTATTTTCTATACTTAATTTAATTATTCTTTTTCTGCAATACTTAAATATTCTTAAAATCGCTATCATTGTTCTAATTGAATTTCATGTTTATCGTCTAATCTATCTATTTTATAATATTTACCATCTTTACTAAATCTTTCAAAGGTTCCATCTGTACTATAGTGAATATAACCTAAGTTTTTTAATCTATTTATTATATCTTTAAGTTTATCATCATCTTCTGACATTTCCCATCTTCTTTGAGATAACCAAGTAGAAAAATGGGGTATAAATTTATTATCTTCTATTTCTTTAATTTGAGAATTATAACTTCGAATTAACATAGGAAAATCTGTTTCTTTTAATATTTCTTTACTCCATAGTTTAAGCCATATTTCTTGAGCCTTAAATTTAGAACCTCTTTTTTTATGTAATTCTTGCCAAGCTTGTTCAAATTGAGGGTCATATTTATCATTAGGTATAGGTTTAGGTATAGGTATAGGTGCTTGAGTTTTGCTTGTAGCTAAATCTCTTTTTGCTAGACCCCCTTTTTTACCTGCTTCTGCTCTAGCATTGTATTTATTAGTTAAATACTCATGTTCTTGTACTAATCTTTTATGATACCAAGTTTTAAGGTTTCTGTCGTCACATTCTCTTTCAACTTTAAAAAATTCTTCTAAAACCTCATAAACATTAATACAACATTGATCATTCATACAATGACATATTCTATAAGCTGATTCAGTAGTAAAAGGTTTAGTGTTTTTTGTCCAAGCAAAGCTTAATAGTCTAATATAAATTCCTATTGCTTCATTAGTTAAATGGACAGTTTCAGCAGTAAATGTATCTGTAAATAATTGTAATGCATGAAATTTATTCGTTTCCTTTGTCATAAAATATATCTTCCTTTTCTAGTTGTTTGATTTTTTGATTTGTTTCTTCTAAAAGTTCATACTCTGTTCCGAATAAAGAATAAAACTTTTTTTTATTTAAATGTACTGATTCATTTCCCATATTATGATGTGCTGGGCATAAAGGAATTGTATCAGTATGTGGTGGTCTTAATCCTAACCCTGTATGGTTTCTTATGTGATGTATAACAGGCTCTGAAAAAAGACCTTTTTTAGAACAAGCTATACAACCGATCTGTCTTAACTTATCAAATCTAATCTTGTCTTGTTTTTTCATTTGTTCATGTCTTCTACTCCTATTTCTGTCAATTATCTCAAAATGTATGTGAGTTAATTCAGTCACTCATTTTACCTTTGATTATTTCTATATGTTTTTCAATAGAGCTTATTTCATTTTTGATTGAATTAGCATCTCCTTTATAATCAGATAATTCTATTAATGTTCCTAGCCTTATCATTCTTAATAATCTTTTAAATGCTCTACGAACATGCATATCTGACATATCCGAAACCATAATCCAATCTTGCTTAGATTTTGAAAAATAATATTCTTCAGGTGTAGATTGTTGAGTTTCATCAGTTTTAGGAATATCTAAAAAATTTTCCCCACTCATAATAATTTCTCCTGTTTTGTATTATCTTCTTTATATGGTTTCCAATCAAAATCTACAAGCCTATATTCTTTCCCATTAAACTTGCTTTTAAAACTAGCCTCTGTGTAAGATTTAGCAGATTTTAATTTTTCGTAAGGTATCCACATATATTCTTTACCATGAACTATACCTAGACTTTCTTTTAACCTTAAAGCTTTTTTATAAATGTAATCCCTTACACTTACTTTACCTAGCCAAACCTTATCTACTTGAACTTTGATCATGTGTGTTCTCCATTATTTGTTTTTGAATTAATAGTTGTGTTTCGTGTCTGTCTGCTAACTTTTCTATAACCATTAATGCTTGTTCTTTTTTTAAAATAGAAATATCAGCACCATCTAAAACTTGATAAGGGTCACCATCTTGAAAACTTTGTAATCTTACATCTAAAGAATTACAAAATTGAATTAATTTATCTGCAGTTATTCTATTAGACATGTGTTCATATTTCTGAACTTGTTGGAAAGTCACGCCTAATTTTTTTGCAACTTTAACTTGCGTTAAATTTTTAGCATACCTGTGAGCCACAAGCATTGAAGCTATTCTTGTTCTATTATCCATTTATTTTCCTGTGAGTTTGTGGGGTAAGAAAATCGGAAACTTACCCCATTTATAACTAGAAAGGGAGCATAATGATTACACTCAATTTCTTTTTTATCCGATTTAATCATTATCTGCAATCTATTTAAACTCTAGTGTAAGTATATACAAATTAATTTACTTTTTATTAATATTTTTGCTTTATCAATAAATAACACGCTAAAAGTGTTATTACATAGGCTTTATTAATTATTTACTTATCTGTGAAAATCATGATTAATTAGTGAATAACTAATAAGGAGAAAAAAACATGTACTATAATATATATACTAAACAAACTTTCTCAGGAAAAAACCTAGAGAAATTAGAAGCTACTAATCTTAAAGGTGGTTTCTGTACTTTTAATCAAGCTAGAAAACTTAAAGCAAAAGTTATTAAAGGTTCTAAAGCAGTTTGCAAACTTTCTAGAATGGTTTCAGAGGGTAAAGAAAACGAATTTAGATCATACCCTGTATTTCACGAATCACAAATAGAGTTTAGAAAGGAGAGTAAATAATGAT